GTCTATGGGCTAGCAATGGCCACGGTGTGGACTATGGTGGAGACCATCCAGACATAACTATTGATTTAATTAATAAAACTGTAGAGGACGAAACTGGCACTCATACATTTGAACAGTTCGTCAACTACCATGGAGCTGTAACAGTTTAGCTGAGGGTCCTGGTGTGGTGCCCAGGGCTGTACACAACGTGGGACGAGGGGTCCTCCCACGCTAAATAAGGGGGCAGCGCAGGTTTTGGTAGGCTTGCGCTCCCCCAATCTATTTGATACAATGAAAGGAACTATGAGAAGCCTACGATTACCAACCAGCAAAGAGGAGAGGGTAGCCAAGCGTATTGGAGATTTACTATCTGATTTCTCATTAGATTTAGAGCAGGTAGGAAAATACATGGCTACTGCTTTACCTTATACAATTTATAGCAGGGCACAAGAAGTATTAGAAGCAGCAAATTTCAATAAAGAAGTTGCTGAGTATAATGAATTTAGCAAATTCTATGATAGTAGATTATTCTAGGATTTGATAATTTGGCGGGGGCTTGACAACGGGCCCCTGCCATGATATTTTCCGGGAACATCTTATCAAATCTTTATTACGAAAGATCAAATAATTTCCCCAAATTTTGATTACGATAGATCAAAAAAAATCCCAGATTCTATCAAACAATTTTTTATCTGTCAAACAATGATATACTTTATATGGAGGGTATATGACAGATATAGAAAATCAATGTATTATCTTAGGTGATTTCTATCTTAACTATAAGAGTGATAATGCTGTAAAAGAGTTTATTGAATTTAATGATATTGGTCTACCCTTGGCATATTTAAAATCAGAGGGATTATGTGAATTAAATGATCAATCCCATCTATATATCCAGGAAACATTTAATCTTCTATTAGCTACATTAGGAGTAGATGATATAGGATATGATTCTTTGGATCATCTTCTATCTACCGCCGAAGAAAAGAGCAAATAATGTCCCCTAGAAGATATTTTTCAAACACCTATAAATCTCCATATTTCAAATCTCATTATCATGAAACACCAGGTGGTAAATATGAAGAGAGATTTACTAATAGGATCAAGTTTATTCTTTCCCTACCCCGCCGTTTTTGGGGCGGTATAAAGAAATCCCTCTGGCATTAACCCTATAGACATTACGATAGAGTCCAAAAAATCCCTGAAAGTTTTTGATATTTTTCTGGATATTTTCAAATATTTTTATATTGTTTTATAACATTTTGTTATATTTTTTATACATTTTTAAACATTTTTATGGGCAAAATATGGGGATATTATGTTTGATATATATGAATGTTTGGGATATTTGGATTTGACATTACGAACGCCTTATGGTAAGGTGCTCAATCCCCCACTTTCCTCCCTTTTCCTCCACTAATAAAATATGATTATATAATCAGTAACATTTTTTTGTGGATAACCTGTGGATAAATGCCTTTACAAATCAGGAAATTATGGCTATAATGGTTATATGTCTGGATATATAAAGCGCATTACAGATCCATTTGAAAAAGCATATTTAAATAAAATCAGACAATCAAACCAAAAGCGTATGTCTATATGTCATTACTGTGGTAATAAGTCTATAGGGATTACTTGTGAGGGATATCTTATATACCCCGCCTGTTCTGAGCATAGCAAAAAATAGCGATATAGGGTACAATATAAAGATGGATGGGATTAGGGTAGTAGAGGATTTTCTTACTCAAGATGAGGTAGCATTAATATTAAAATTTGCAAAAGCTACAGACCAATGGCATACATTTCATGACCAGGAGTTCTGGGATAAAAGAACATTAAACGCAGACTTTGTTTATAATAGAATAGACAAAGAAGTTGGCCTATTGCTTTATAACATTAGACAAAGGGTTAAAGATAAGATAGAAGAGGTTTATCCAAGTGATAATCCTATCTACCCCGACATGTTTCAGCTAGTCAAATGGCCTGAAGGATTTAAGCAAGAGCCACACCATGACGATATGAAGGGCTATGCTGGCACAGAATGGTTTCATCATAGAAAGTATGGATCAGTAATATATCTAAACGATGATTACGAAGGTGGCGAGACATACTATCCTCAACATAAGATTACGATAACCCCTAAGTCGGGGTCTCTAGCCCTACATCCAGGTGACTTTAAATATTTGCATGGAGTTACCAAGGTGAAGAATAATACTAGGTATACTCTCGCAGGTTTTTGGACATATGAAAAGGAGTACTTTGATGGCTGGACCATACATTAACGACCCTGGCTATGAGGTACCTGATAATACGATAGTTGCCATATCTTGTATTCCAATGAGTGATGGTTTTCATAAGGAAGTTATATCTCCACTTAAAGGCGAGTCAAAAAGAAATTGGTTTAATGAGCATTACTATAACTGCCTACCAATAGTAATTGGAAATCAGTACGGGTTTCTAGTTAAGTCATTGCGAGATTTTGATGTTATATGGGAAGGCAAAGAAAATAATGCACACGATCTACACATTGAGTTTCTTAATGATGATAATAAGAATAAACAAGAAATCTTTTATGCCTTCCAAAATGGGGTTATTACAATCCAAAATTACTTCCATTTGAAAACACCGCCAGGAATTAATCTTATGACCATACAGCCACCCAATATGTATATACCTGGCACTGCCGCTATGACTGGGGTTGTTGAGACAGATAATGTTAGACGAGACTTTACTTTTAATCTAAAAGTTACCGTGCCAAATATGAAGATTCAGGTCAGGAAAGGCGATCCTCTCGCAGCCTTTATCCCAATTCCAAGAGGATTTATTGATAAGTTTGAGATCAAAGATGTATCTGATGTATTTCCAAAGTCATTACATTTTAATGAGATAGATGATATGCGTAAGCTTTCAAATGAACGTATGTATGAGGACATCCATAAACCAAATCGTAATGGTAGACGATACTTTCATGGGAAACATTACGATGACTCTCAATATTTTAACCATCAAAAAAGGCTAGACTAGTGAAAGACATTAAGATAGTTAAGGATTTTATCTCGCAAGAAGAATGTGAGATAGTTATGCAACATATCAAAGAAGTAACAAAACAGTTTGATGCAAGCATGGATAGGTATATACAAAAGTTTGGCGATGATAAATACTTTAAAAAGGTTCATGGTCAATGGTCAGATATTGCAGCAATTGAACCAACATTAAGGAATATTGCAAAAAGAATTAGAGAGTATGCAATATCAATTGATAATGATGAAGATCTAGATGTTTGTCAGCTTTGGCTATCTAAGCATTGGCCAGGTGCGTCTCTTGCCTATCATCACGATAGTGATGGCGGAGTTAATACTCATTTGAAATATAGCGCAGTGATTTATTTAAATACAATCAGTACTGGAAGACTTGAGTTTCCATTTAAAAGATTTAGTCATAAACCAAGTGCTGGTGATCTAGTTATATTTGATAGTCAAGATATGGCAAATGGACATAAAGTAGACCGCATTGATGATGAGCGGTACTCTATGCCCATTTGGTTAGCTTCCAAAGAACATTCTATTTGGAGCTATCTAGGTATTGACCCTAGCTAAAAAGCTGTGCATCAATCTTTTCTGCCAAGAAATCACCCATCATCATAACGCCCTGTGCGTTCTCAGAGATAAGCCTGTCAACTTCTTCCTGGCTAAAATTATTTGCTGTCCCGTATTGCTTGTAGCTTTCATTCATAATCTCTACAAAGTTATCTTTAATAATCTGTAGTCTTTCCTGTTTTTCCATTTCCTATCCTTTGTTTAGTTGCTTATATATATTATATAGATAGTTGGGGTATATGTCAATTTATTCCATATCAGTATGGGCTTCATAATTTTCTTCACATAGGGGGCAGAAGCTGTTGTATTTTTTCTCGCTCTTTAAACTTACTATTATTTTACCCTGAGACATAAGATTTATGTATTCTGGATCTACCCGCCCATGTATGATGGGAATAAGCTTAGTCCTACATGCTGGACAATATGTCATTAGAGGCATTAGGATAGTTTACCATATATGTTATAATGATTATATGACAGAACACAAGTGCAATGGTGAGGAGTGCCGATATTGCAACAAGGTCGGAGCCTATTTTGACTTTGATGAAAACGGTATTTATTTCATCTGTAAAAAACACTTGAACCTAGAAGCTTCATCTTAGACAGGGGATAACATGGCTATCAATCAAAAAGAATGGTCAAAAGAAACTAAGAAGAATATTGCTTTATCTGCCTTAGTTCTTATTGCAGCATTCATATTTTTTAATCTTATATAAAATTGCTGTAAAATAATTCATTGTGCATTTACATCGCTACAACGAAGTAGAATATGATGACAGCTTTTTTTATAGCTGTGATTATTGTGGTTGGGAAAAAAGAATAGCAAAGTAGATTTAGTAACCATATTGGCCCGAAAAGGGCCAAATGGTGGTTATTCATTTCTATTTTGCGCCGAACTTAAAAACGTATTTGACACTGTAATTCTAGTTTGCTATAATTATATAGAAGGCAACGGACGGGAATCCTGTCCAAACCTTTCTACCCTCCCTTTCTGGGGTAGAAATCGCAGCTCCCTTTCTGGCTGCGTCCTCCTGGGCATGAGTGATAAAAGGCCCCCTTTCTGTGCTACAATAGTATTAACATAGCCAGGGCCTCTAGCGAAAGCAACGCCCTGGCTTTCTGTTATAATTATACTGAATACCCCAGAACCGTCCCTGAAGCTATACTTGGCGTTAGGCGTATATAGCAGACCAAACGGCTGGGGTTTTTGACTTTTCTCTTAGTGTGTGCAATAATAGATACATGACAATGTTCTTTTTAGGATTTATAGCAGGTGTAATTGCATCTGGACTGCTTATTTGGTTTGCAATAGGAGAATAAATGAGTGATGCACTGACTATCTATATATCACGAACTAGCTTTGGTTGGGAATCAGATATTTGGCGTGGAGATGAAAGCCTAGGTGGAGGAACTGCTCCAACCTTTGCTGGAATATATGATATGGCCTACGAGATTATTTATGATAATGATCCAGAATGGATGGGATTTAATGGCAATAGTAGATCTTGAACAACAAGTAATTAAGCTTACACAAAAATACTATAACTATGTATCTTTAGATCATCATAAAGATAGAGATTGTCATTGGTATATTGAGAAGAGATATTCTTATGGACAGTTTGCTACGTATACCGCCGTACATAACGGCTATAGGATAGAGCCTTGGAGCAGCCCACCTGTTGCCAGCGAGGAAGACGCTATGCTACTATTAATTAATAAGATTACTAGAGAAATTAGGGATGCTATCAAAGGTACTAAGATGGACCTTGAATATGCTAAAGAAAATCCTGGTGATTCTTTTTATACCGTTGAAGAATATGAGAAACAACTTAGGGTATTGGAGGCATAATGATAGACCATCCAC